GTGCAGGAGTTTTCGATTATCGAGCCACTCATCGAGGTAAATCAAGTTCGCCTCATCCTGATCGCCAGAGTTCACAATTCGACAGATGAGCTCGGGCGGCCAGAGGTCGCGGGCATCGTCATCCACCATGTCGATCATGGCGCAGAGCTTCTTGAGCTCCTCGGGGATAAGGGTGTTGACTTCTTGTGACATTGTGATTACACTCCTAGGCAGTCCGGCTATCCGGCATATCCTACTAGGAGACAAACATGAGTTACGACGAGTTTCAGAAGATGGTCGGCCGCGAATACGACCGCTGGCAGAAGATCGACAGCACCTACCGGTACGGGCAGTGCATGTTCAACATGCTTGCCGCGTTCAAAGGGTACATCGCTGAAGAGATCCGATCCACGAAGTTGGACCCCTTCTACAAGGACGACGTGCCAGCAGAAACATGGCAGTACATCTACGACCGCTGGTAACTGACAGCGTTCGCGCGGGTTCCGTGCCCAAAAAACTCGAGGTACGACACACGGCGACCAGACTTCACATCAAATACGGCGTGTGTTCCGAGGTATCCGCTTGAATACACGATAACTGAACCGAACTTGGGTGGCAGGACGCATTCCGGATAGCGGAACGCCAGTTCTCCGCCCTCACACTCGTCATCTAGGACCAGCGAGGCCGTCAGCACGTTCTGGGTAGAAGCTTCGCTTTCCTCCCCGTCGCCAACAAGGTTGTCGTGATGGAAGCCCATACCGGCCGATATGCCATATGCCGCCAAATGCGGGTCAGTTCGCCACCAAACGCTTTTTTTCACATCGGGATAGGCTTTCATATAGATATCGACGGCTTCCCCGACCGCGTTGTAGATCTGCTGGAAGATCTGAAGATCAGCCTCGTCACACTTGGCGGTCAGGTGTAAGGCTCGTCTGGGTGACGATTCGATGTCTTTAGCTTCGAATCTGTACCCGCCACGGTTCAGATACGACCCGTCATCTTGCAGCGTGTAGTCCTCAGGCTGTTCAGCGAAACGACGCTCGATCCAGCCATTTAGCTCGGCACGGTTAAATTTGAAGAAGTCTTCGAATTCGATGACGCCGAAACCGTGGTGGATCATCAGACGTCGCGACCAAGAGCGATATTTTCGGCGCGTTCGCGGTCGTTGCGCAGCCGCTTAAATTTCTTGGCCGTGATGTCATCTTTTTCTTCGGTGTACATGATGTCCCAGTATCCGCAGGTGAACAGAGAGCCGACGTCCTTGGCTCTGTCTCCCGACAGGTACATGGTGTGCTCGTCAGTATGGCCTTCGCGGCCGGGGTGAGGCCAACCGTAAAGTCCTGCCTCGACATATTGGATACCACCACGGGTGAGAATGTCTGCGAGTTCCTGCTCTGACTCTTCGCCCCACAGGCCGTTTGCGTCAACGTAAATGCCCGAATATTTCAGCTCAACAGCCATTTCGGCGTAGTTCATCAGCGATCCACCATTGACGATACAGAACACTACGTCGCACTGCTTGAACAGTTCTTCGACCGTTCCCAGATCGATCATGTGGAACTCTTCGGCCCGTGCTGCTGTCACCTCGCTGCGGCCTTCTGAAGCCCAGTACGGGATGTTGCCGCTGCCGTGCAAGCCGCGGGCGATCGTGCCGCCCATCTGGCCGGGGTGGATGATGCCGACTTTAGCCGACTGGGGGGAGAATTGAGTATCCATGTTCCATGTACACATTCGTTGAGATTGAAGCGATCTCGGGGTTTTCCCTAGGGTCGACCACGTTTTCGCTTACTGCCGGATTGGGTGTGCCCTGACAATACCACCCGAGATACGAGTAGCGCCACCCTCCGGTGACGGGTCGGACTTCGTGGGCTGCCATATAGTTGGACGGGAAGAACAGGATGTCGCCCTTCTTGATGTCCTTATGGGTGATGTCCAAGTATTGGAAGTGGTGTTCGCCGCCCGTGAAATTTGTTCCGTCGAGCTCTGCCTCGGTTTCTACACGGTCGTTGAGGTATGCGACAACAGAGACGCTGTTTCTTGTCGCGAGCTGGTCCCGTGGGTGAGGTCTGCCGTATTCGTAGTCGGTGCTGACGTCCGCGTGCATTCCTAGGAACCCGCCGACCGGGTATGCGACGATGTGGCTTTTGATTTTCCACCAGATGCATTTGCCGGCGATCGGGAACTTTTCGAGGTAGTCGAGCAGGCAGGCGTCTCGCTGCTCCTCGATGTAGTTCAGAGTGTCGATGACGTCTTGCCGGCTGTCCTGATGGACGAAGCTGCCTCGCCACGGCATCTCATCAAGCGACCGTTTTGAGAAAAAGTATTTGCTTCGGTTGATGTAGCCCTCTTCGCCGGTAATCGGGTCGACTCCCGGCTCATACATGGTGTCGCGTTCTTTCTGGAGTGTGTCCTTGCAGTAGGAACGCATCCATTCCCAGTCCAACTCGAACGCGTTTTCGTAGAGGACTACGCCTCCGCCGAGATGCTCACCGCTCTTTTTCATGCTCACCAAGTTCCAGCATGTAGCCGATGTAGTCGTGAATCCGTGAAATGGTGCGATACCTATCTTCGTTATCCTTCAGATGGTTGAAGCACCCGTAAATTGTGTCGATCGCAAATTGGACAAGAAAATCTTCCGGTGGATCCTCGTCACCCCAGTTGATGTACTGCATGAATGGCAGGTTTTGGTAATCCCATGGCCGGAACTGAAGTGGCTGATGCGGGAACCAGTCCGGGTAATGCCACGCATGTCCGGCGTGGCGCATGTCCGGATGCCAGTTGATGTAGCCGCGGATGTGAGGGACAGCGTTTTTGGTGCGGTCTGGGTTGTCCCATTGGAAAAGATTGAAGTCTGGCTCCCAGAAGCAATGGAAATCACCGTTGCGGGAACACAGGAACATAGAGCCGGCCACCTCGCATCCCGGCAGCTTGTATTCGTGGTAGCGCATCAGGTTGCGGAAAACAGCGTTAGAAGGGTCCTGTTCGACGATGTAAACGTTGAACAGGTCAGAACCGACGTCAGCGGCCAGCCTGTTCACGTCTTCCCGCCACTCACCATTTTCGTCCGCGATAACGAACAGTGTGACGGTCTGGAACAGATGTGCTACTTCCTCTAGGGCGTAAAAGCCTTTGGTGAAGACGAGCGGAATGTGATCAGGGTTTGGACCTGATGTCGAGTCCGCTTCGACGCCCTCCAGTCTGTGCGTGTCACCGAAACTGGGATCTCTGGTGTCTGCCGCTGATGTGCTGTAGAACGGTGTCTGGTATCCAATCTGGAAGCGGTCAAAGATTCGATTTTCTCTTTCCCACCCCGGAGTGAATGCGTGGAGTACGGCGCGGTTGTCCCAAACGAGCACGTCACCGACTTCCCACTGCCATTTCCAGCGGTTTGCGGCATTGGCGCAAAACTGGTTGACGAAGTCGCGGACTTCGACGAACCACTCAGGTTCATCACCGGAGGTCTCAAGCATGGTTCCCGGGCCAGTCCAATACAGCAGCGTCTCTCCCGTATCGGGGTGTGTACGAAGTGCTGGATGGCTGATGATCTCCCGATCGTCTTTTCCGGGTTCGGAAGAACCGGTGGCGCCGAGAAGACGGGCATTTTCGAGATGTTCACGCAGATGGCTTGGCATCGCCTCGCAAAGACCTGAGAGGGAGACAAAAAGGGTGTCCCCATATCCGGGTTCAACATCGAACTTTGTCATTTTCATTGAGGTGAGGACAGGCGGTGCAGCCAAAAATGGGTTATCCACATGCCATACGTTTTTGACGTACGCCTCAATGTTGTCCTTAGATTCCACGTCGGGCATCGTGGGATGATTTTGATCAGGAAGATTCCCCACGATCGGGTCGTCGTCGACCTCGGACTCGTGGATTTCATAGAGCGCTCGCATGACTTCCGCGTGCTCGACGGTTGACGGATTCATACCTTTGAAGCCGATCACTTTGTTGCGCTTCAAAATTTCGCGGAAGTATTCTGGTTCGTCTATAACCTGCTGCGCGGTGACGCCTCTGATCTTGAAGCCCAAATTGCCAAGACGTAGTCCTGCTGCGATTCCACCGTGCATTATGAAGGCTCCTGAAGTTTTACGTGTCCGTCGAATGCAGGACCGATCCGGTTGCCGTCGGCGTCTAGACCCGTCCTGATGCCGCCCATCCATGTCCAAGGCTGCTCGCGAAGCTTAGTCATTTTCGCGTCACTGTAGCGCTGGCGTGCGTCGTTTATCTCGTTCTGATCTTCGTCCCACATATTTTTTACGTTGAACTCGACGCTAGGCATGAGCGACGTGTCGTAAAACTGGAAAAACATGAATGGTGACCCAGCGGGGAACGTGACGGGCTTGCCGATCTGGGTGATCTTCCAGTTCATGTTGAACTCATCGGGCCACCAGTCAGATGGAATATGGGCAGTTAGGGGTACAGCGCCATCTACGAAAAGATTGGGCGAACCAGATATCCACGTGGCTATTCCGGGCGGAGTGTGAAACGTCCATCCAACCGCAAACGACATGATTCCGATAATCGATGGCACGACAATCGGCCGGGTGTAACTCTGGCCGTTGATCTCGAAATCCATGGTTTCGCCAGAAAGGACGCGAGGAACAGTCATTCCGCCGTCCCATTCGATGACGACATCCTGCTGGAGCACCATTTCCCAGCCGTTCACGTTTGCCTCAGTTAGGGGCAGGCATTTGTAGGCGTGCTTTTTGTAGGTGTCGTCCATCCAGTCACGGCGTACTGTCGACTGGCGGATCTCTGGCGGGTTCTGATGGCTCCTGACGAGCGTTACTTCCATGTCAGGAAAGTGCCGACGTCTGCCCTGAAGCAACGGGCAAGCCTGCCGGAGAGCCTGCCTGCTGGTATGGGCCCGCATGGTCCTGATGGTTGCGGTCGTTGTAGTCGTACATGGTGACCGCGGAATACTTGATGCCAGACTTCACCGGCAGGGAGGCGTGGGCGTAGATGAAGTCGCTCGGGTGGATGATGACGTCGCCGTACTCGGGGATGAATTTAAGGTTTTTGTACGGCATCATGTATTCGCCACCGGAGTAATTGTCGTTGATGTAGCCGATCGCGGAAACAGCGCACGAGTAGGAGAAACCGGAGTCGGGGTGGGTCGCAAAGTGCTGACCTTCGCCGTACTTGACGAAGTTCGTGGCCTCTTCGTACTCCAGCGACAGGTTGTAGATGCTGGAGTAGTGGCGGATGCATTCACGGACGCCGGAGATGACTTCTTCGTACACGGCGCCAAGATCAGAGAACTCGGCAGGAACCGGCATGTCGGCCTGCCGAAGCTTGAAGTCGAAACAGTCGCGATAGTCCTTCATGATGTCGTTGTCGCCGACCATCGCCTGCTTCCACGAGTAGTACTCGTTGGTGCTTCCGGCGAGGCCACGCTCGAGACGACCGACAAAGTCGGCGTCTTTCGGCCAGACGTCTTTGTACAGGATGATTCCGTCAGTGGGTACGCCGAGAGTTCCTGCTACGCGCATTGTTACCTCAATTCGGTGATGGTGTAGAACGACGGCGTGGTCCACCGTTCGCCGCTGATAATTTGCTTTACTCCGTGAAGATAGTGGACATCACCGGGATGGGCAACAGCCAGTCCGGGTTTGATCTCCAGTTCGATGTCATATTCTGGGTAGTAGAACTGCCCGCCTTCGAATTCGTCGTTCCAGTAGATGATGGAGTTGATGTCGTAGGTGGGGAACGGGTTTGGGGTGCCGTCGTTTAGCTGTTTGTCGGCGTGGGGTAGCTGTTCGTTGCCGGGAAGCCAGCGGATAAGAACCGGAGGACGCTGGTATAGGCCAACATTAAATTTTTCTTCCAGCACTGCCTGCATCTTTTTGATGTATTTATCGATCAGAGCGTGAATATCTGGTGCTGTTCTCAGCAGAATGTCGCCGCTGCACATCCGGTCCCACCAATACGAGGCGTCGTAAATACATTCTCCATCCTCATTGAACTCGTCGCCACGAGGATTTTCCCACTCGGTGATCGTGGGAAAGAACGCTTGGAGCGTTTTCAGATCCTCGAGCTCGACGAAATCCTCGAGGATGGTGATGTTCTCAGGGCCGACGCCAAAATGGCCCGGTTCGATTAATGATTTTTCCTCCACACGGAGGACTCTAGCAGATCACTTCCCGTGTATCGCTCGGCGGATGTGAGGCTCAGCAGTCAGGTGAATCGTGACCCCGAGCGCGAGCGGATACACCCACCATCGGTGTTTTGGGTGGAAAATCGCTTTCCAGCAGCTCCGGGTCAGTGTTTCGAATTTACCGCCCCGTATCGCGAGCACGTCATGGAGGATCACGTACAGGGCGATCACCGCCCAGCCGAATGATCCAGACTTACCCCTATTTGTTTTTAGGTCAACCGGCTCTTTCAGTGTTCTTACCAGCCAGCCCATCTCGCCTCACTTAAAGCGAGGCGGGAAGAACGGCGGGAAGAACGGTGGGAAGAACGGCGGGAAGTGAGGGGGGAAGTGGGGCGGGAAATGCGGCGGGAAGAACGGCGGGAAGTGAGGAGGGAAGAACGGCGGGAAATGAGGGGGGAAGTGGGGCGGGAAGAACGGCGGGAAATGCGGTGGGAAGTGAGGAGGGAAATGGGGCGGGAAGAACGGAGGGAAAAACGGAGGGAAGAATGGCGGAAAGAATGGCGGGAAGAATGGTCCGATGGCGCGAACAACGATGGTGGTGCCGAGGGGAACCTCAAAACTGGTGGTTGCCGTGTAGGTGACGCCATCAACGATGATCTCGTGAGCCTTGCCCACATCGCCAGCAACCGTCGTGTTCGACGTGTCCGCAACTTCGGTTACGTCAACAAATCCAAGGGCTTGCAGGGCCGTGACGCGAGCGCCAGCGTCCTCATTGTCCGTGTAAGTGAAAGCTCCAAATGGGAGTCCACCTGCCCTGTCAGCTGCCATCTTTGATCAAATCCTCTTCATCACGCCTTAGCGTCACCAGTGACAAGCCACGTATCGGTTCCACGCTTATGGAGAACAATAGCAGACCACTGCTCTCGTGTTTTCAAACCTACAGCACCGTTTACCGTAACACCGGCGTCGCCAGCCACGGTGACAGTTCCGGTGCCGGTCTGGAAGATCGTGATCATCGTTCCAATCGGGAACGCCACGCTGGCGTTCGCCGGCACCGTCAACGTTCCGGCAGCCGAGAACTGAAGCGTCTGGCCTTCGTTTCCAGCAACCAGCGTGTGGTTCGTGCTGTACGTCACATAGTCGTGCAGCATGCTGGTGCCAGCCGGCAACGTGACCGTTCCCGTAAAGGTCGGCGAAGCGAGCGGAGCCTTGAGGGCCAGCGAATCGGTGACCGTCGTCGAGAAGTTCGCGTCGTCGCCAAGGGCGGCGGCCAACTCGTTGAGGGTGTCCAGCGTGGCGGGAGCCGAATCAACCAGAGCCGCGAGTTCCTGCTGAACGAACGCCGTCGTCGCCACCTGAGTGGTGTTCGTCGTCGTCGCCGCGGTAGGAGCCGTCGGCACACCCGTCAGATCGGTGTTAGCCAGAATGTCAGCGTTGACCCACGCCGTGCCGTTCCACTGCAACACCTCGCCCGACGAAGCGGACGTGATCGTCACGTTCCCAACATCGTTCAGAGTGTTGATCTCCGGGATCGAGGCGTTGACCCATGCGGATCCGTTGTACTTCAGGAACTCGCCGTCAGCCTCGGAGGTAAGCGTGACGTTGGTGATGTTCGCCAACGTGTGGGCCGTATTGACGTAGTTCGTTCCGTTGTACAGGAGGATGTCGCCAGTCGTTTCGCTTGAAACCGAGACTCCGCCAGCGTTTTGGATGGTGAGCGGGTAAGGAACCCAACTGGAGCCGTCGTAATAAGCGACATCGCCTTCAGATGGAGCCAACGAGGTCATGTCCACGTCCGACAGGTCGTCGAACGCGAGCGTGGTGTTCACCCACGCGGTGCCGTTCCATTCGAGAATGTCGCCCGTAGTGGCGCTCGTGATGGTGACGTTTCCGACGTCATTCAGCGTGTTGATCTCTGGGATCGCAGCGTTAATCCACTTCGACGTGCCATCGTCCCACTTCAGGAACTCGCCGTCAGCAACCGACGTGATATTGACGTTTCCGACATCGTTGAGGGTGTTGATCTCGGGGATGCTGGCATTGATCCATGCGGAACCATCCCACTTCAGGAATTCACCCGAGCTGGCTCCCGTGATCGTGACATCATCCAGATCGTTCAGATCCAGATGAACTGTGCCCGTAGTCATCGCAGTGATGCGGCCGTAGTCGTCCACAGTGAGCGTGGACACGATCGTCGAGGTG